GCTTCCTGTCCCAGTGTTGGGTGCAGCGAGAGGCCAATCAATGAAATTGTCTGGCTGGCTGCTCGACGGTGAAAAACCGACTCTCGATGATCTAGTTGGTTTGGTGCAAGCGGATTTTGTGACTCACCTAGTGCGCATTCCAGGCCGGTGCATATACGGAATCGTCACCAGCATGGACTGGGATTACAAGCGCGGCGGCGCGTGGCCAGTCAGTTTTACTATTCGCGAGACTGAACCGGAGGCGTCCTGATGGCTTCCTTACAAGAGTTGTTATCGGGAGCGCGTAAACCCCGCTGGACGTTCACACTCATGAATAGTCTGGACCAACCTCTGCGTGAATTAGACACCGTAGAGTCGTGGAGTCTCGAACTCAACGCAAACACGCGCCTTGGCGCGTCCGGTAGTTTAACCCTGCTGCACAGTGGTGGCATCGATTTTCAAAAACACCGCGTGAGAGTGACTTACGACCCGGGGGTTGAGGGCGTGGACCCGTGGCATGTGGGTGTTTTCGTGTTTGCTGAACCCGGCGTGCAGCGGGATGCGACGCATTCTACTGTGAGCGTGAAATTGTTGTCGAAGCTCGCGATTGTGGATGAGGACGCGACAACCGAGACTTTCACGGTCCCGGCGGGCGCGAACCTTGTACAGCAGGCGGAAACCCTGTTGCGGTCGGTTGGTGAAACCCGGTTGAGCGTGCAAGACAGTGACCTAACCGCGCGGGAGTCAATCCAATTCAGCGCAGGCGAACCGATTTTGACTGTGGTGAATGAGATTCTTGACGCCGCGGGGTACTGGGCTTTAAGCGCGGATGGTAGCGGCGTGTACGACCTTTCACCGTACCGGCTTCCCAATGAGCGGCCTGTCGTGTGGGAATTCGAAGAAGGCGCGCAAGCTATCCACGTGCCCAAGTGGTCACGGGACCAGGATATTTCTAGCGTTCCTAACCGCGTCGTGTGCAGGACCAATGGGGAGGATGATAAGCCTGCCCTCGTGGGTGTCGCTGAAAACACGGACGCGGATAGCCCGTACTCGTTTCAGGCGCGGGGCCGGTGGGTCACGAGAGTTTATGACGTGGAAGCCGCTGGCCAGGCTGAGATTAACGGGTTGGCTCAACGCCGCTTATTGCAGGCGGGGAATCCAGTAGCCACGTTGAAGATCGAGCACGCCCCGGTCCCGGTGTTTCCCCGCCAGGCCGTGAGGTTCCAATCTGCTGGTGTTAGGACGGTGGCGACAATCGCGAAAATGAGCGTATCCAGCCCGGGATTCTTGGTGTCAACGGAGTTGAAGGAGGTTACGTCGTGATTACGATTAGGGACCTGACCGACCGGATAAACACTATTAGCGAAAAATTGGCTTTACTACCGGCGTTCAGGTGGGGCGTTGTCCAAACTGTTGCCCCGCTGTCGGTCGTGTTGGATGGCGAGTCTGACCCGATTACTGGTGTGAGCGTGGTCATGCAGCCGATTGTTGGGGACCGCGTGCTCGTGTTGTTGTGGAACCGTCGGGCGACCGTACTGGGGGTGGCGGGTACTAAGCCAACAATGTCGGGTAAGTGGTACCAACCCTCAGGCGGGTGGGATGTTGTTGGTTGGGGTAATGAGCAGGGCACGTGGCGTGGGACGCTCACGCTGCATCTACCGTTCCCCCTACCGGCGGGCCACACGGTGCAAACGTGCGTGGCTCAGTCGTCCGGCTTCACTTTTATCAACACGTCAGCCTGCAGCGTCGGGTCCACAGCTGTGAGTATGCGCGTCATGCAGATCAGTAATAGTGACCATAAAGCGTTGAAACAAATCAGTTGGCAAATAATCCCCTTCTAAAAAAGAACAACAACCCGCTTTCCCTTGCACCACTACGGTGCAGGGGATTTTTTATACCCGAAAGGAGGCCCAGTAGTGGGCAAGAACCATGATGAGAACCAGCCGTACCGCCTAGTCGTACAGCAGGACCAGCGAGACAAGCCGGACGAGGTTGAGCCGGTTGAGGTGTCGTATGACGACGCCGAATAAAGTACTACAAATCGCGGCCGGAGAGCTCGGCTACAACATGTGGACCGACCCCGCGCGGAATAAGGGCATTCCAGGGTCGAAGTACGGGCGGGCGTATCGGGACCTGTTCGGAGTGTCCTGGGCTGGCGGCGACAACGTCGCATACTGCAACATTTTCACCACCTGGTGCCTACACCGCGCGGGCGTGAAAGAACCCGCTCCCGGCTATTTTGCATACACCGTTTACTGCTATCAGCAGTACAAGGACGCAGGGCGGGAGATTAAGCCGCGTGACGCCCAGCCGGGTGACCTAGTGTTTTTCGACTGGGAGCCCGGCACGGGGATAGATCACGTGGGGTTTTGCGAACTGAACCTCGGCGACCGGGGTTTGCAGTGCATTGAAGGCAACACGTCTGGAAGCTGGCAGGGGTCGCAGTCTAACGGTGGTGGCGTGTATCGGCGTGTCAGGCCGTGGCCTTATATTCGCGCGGTTGTACGACCTTTTTATTCGCGCAAAACCGATCCCGTAAAACAAACAGTCAAACAAAAGGATGAAGAGGGAATGATTAGAGGATTCTATTACCCGGCAGGACGAAACTATTATGTCTATGTGCTTTTCAACCCGGTCAGTGGTTGGTACTCCAAGTTCTCTAATGGAGCGGGCCGCGGCAAGATGAGCGGCGATTATGTAAATCCCATCGCACGGAATTGGGAAACCGGCTCGTGGCCCCTCATCACAAAGGGGCACGCTGAAGCGATCATGCGAGACCTAGACAACATCAGGAAGGGACGTTAAATCATGGGTACAGAACTAACCGTAGCCGCGCTCGCGGGCATTATCGCACCGTGGCTGACCGCGCTTTTGACGCAGGTAGAATTGCGGCCTTCATACAAGCGTCTGATTGCTATTGCCGTGACTTTGCTTCTTGTGGGGGTGGGGATTTTCGCGACCTACCAGCCCGCCACGTGGCAGCAGATCGCCGCAGTCATCGCCGCCGCTTTGGGCGTGATGCAGGTCGTGTACACCGCCATGAAGCCAGTACTCGACGCGGTAGAGATCAAGATCAATCCGGGCGAATTGTCGCCTGACGTGGTTGAGGTTGATCCTAGCGAGATTGAGGACGAACATAATGAGACTCCCGTGGTTGAAGCGTAATCCGGTCAAAACGTTTTGGTCGCACGTACATGAGCCAAAGTCAATAGCCGTGGCTATGAGCGTGGCTTATCTGATGACTTTCATAGTCGGCGCGATCACTTTGAAGGGTGAAACGCAGGCCGTGGACTATATTCACGGCCTGTTCCTCGTCACGGGTGGCGCGGTTGGCTTCCCTACGAGCCTTTTCGGCTATTACAAGCTAGAGCGCACCGCAGTAATGTCGAGTATTGCCGGCATCATAAAGTGGCTGACTCTCACCGGTCTTACTAGCACTGGATGGCTAGGACTTATCGTCATCACATTTTTCGTGACCCGGTGGATACGGATTAAAGATTTTGACGTCACGCCCGGCGAACCACCTATCAAAGTACGAGGCATCACCAAATAAGAGAAAGGAAGCCAGCCTTGGATTCTCAAATGGTTTCCGCGATCCTCGGGTCCGGCCTAGTAGTAGCTATCGGGCCTAAACTTTTTTGGGGCGTGCTCGAATGGGTGAAGGGCCGGCCACGTAAAAAAAGGGAGATCCAAAAAGAGATCGCCGATGAGTTGGAGAAAGAGCGGGCAGCACACTTCGACGCGATAACCGCGTTGTATGATGCTTTGCGAGAGCTACACAAAGCGGGCGTCGATCAAGCGATTATAGATGAGTTGAAGGATCGAGTCTCAGAGGACACAACACGGAACGACTAGCAAAAGTGGGCCCCTACCTGGCAGGTTTATACCAGGTGGGGGCCTTTTTTTTGTTCGCAATTGTTAGATTAGAGGCCGCGTTTATCAACATTAAACGCCCAAAACCGCGTTTTCTGACATCAAGATTATTGTAGTCTCACCATCCTATGGCGTAGCAGCTAGGCAGCGGCGCATGGAATTTATCGTACGCCTCGTCCTCACCGTAAATCTCATCGAGCACATCGAAAATCCATGTGACTGTATCTTCATCAAAATCAAAGACGATTCGGATCGCGCTGTCTGGCACCGCGCAGCACCTTAGCTGGTGATAGCACGTAGCGAACGTCTCGAACGCTTCCTTGTATTTCCTGTCCGTGTTGATTAGCTGATCGTGCTTAGCTTCGCCGCTGGTGATGGTCTCGTAAGCGTCGCGCATAAATCCTAGATTGACGCTTGGCTGGTTCGTAATAATGACGCCGCGCTTCGGGTGAAAAAAGTCCATAATAGGCTCGCTCCGGTGCGCGTCCACGTACAGGCTCAATGGGCCAATGTATGGCCGCTTGTAGGCGCGGGTGTGGTTTTGTGGATCGTAGATTGTGAAGTCTTGAAGGCTCATTATTTGCTCCTTATTTGCCTAGCCATGCGCGGATTGTGCTGCGGGATACTTGGGCGTGCTCGGCTAGGGCGTATTCGCTCATGCCGCGCGCGTGCCCGGTTTTTACGGCTTCCTTTACGCGGGCGAGGGCTTTAGCTTCTTCTTCGCGGGCTTTTGTGAGCTGCGCTCCTAGGTAGGCGAGGCTGGTGCCTGTATTGTCTGCCACTTGTGGTTGTCCTTTCCTCCCTTGGGGGCGGGCGGGCCGTTCGGCCCTGCCCCCATGCTGGTTAGTTGGCTAGGATTTCACGGCCCTTAGCCGGGTTTTCACACAACGCTTCCATTTGCGTTTTGGTGAGATCTTTAGCGAGGTAGAGGTTTGGGTCATCGAATGCGGCTTGAAAGTGCGCAAGCGTGACACGCTGTGTCACTTCGTCGTCCGTCATTTCCCAACCCGTGTCGTAAAGCTCATCCACTTCATCTTCGTCGAGAGTTTGGATGTAGTCTTGTTGGACTAGGCTGGTGATTTCGTCCCACACGTTAACGCCGAACTCTAGGCGCATGTTCACGAGCTCTGTGAAGGTTCCTGCCCAGGCTCCGTGTCCGTTCGCGATTTGACGCGGCGAAACAATAAACAGCTGATCGAGGTCAGTAACGTCGTTGATGGTTTCGTTTGCTGCGAGGTTGAGGATTTCGTGTGACATTTTCGTGTTTCCTTTGCTTCCAGGGGCTTGGGCCTTCTGCCCTTTGCCTTACAATACTAGTCTAGTGCACCACTGCACTATTGGCAAGGGCTGTTACCAAACTGTAACAAATAGAAACGCGGGGTATTGAGCGATAAGTCCCCACAACCTACTGGAGCAAACCATCCCGCACGGAGCCCAGCCGAAAGAAGGAGAAAAACCGTGACTATCGGTACGCGGCCCACAATACCGCCCCGCAGGGGTACAGGTCGAGGGGTACAACAAAACCGCCCCCCTTACTTTTCCGCACCATAGAACCGATTACTCTGACTTGATCGGATAATCCCCCATCCTCCGCAAACGGCCTCGCGCAACATGGCGCGGGGCCTTATTTCATGCGCAAAACTCCCTACAAGCCTTGGCATACCAAGGAAAGCCCAGAACGGTCACAGACCCAACCGGAACCAACGGGAACCAATAGAACCGTTTACAGTAGGGCGCGCTAGGGGTACATTTAGGGGTACAAACCCCTAACACCCCAAGAAAAATAGGGGTACACCCCCCGACTGAAGAAAAAAAACACGCCATGACACCCAGACTGCGCCGCCGCTTCGGAACCATCAAAACCAATAGTGCTGGAAACTACGTAGGCCGCTACCGGCTCAAAGGCCGTGACTACTACACGCCCGCCGTGCGTACACGCGCAGAGGCTGAAGCGCATCTACGGCGCGTGCAACGCGAAATCAAAGACGGCGACTGGCAGCCACCAAACCCCGGCACCCCAACCCAAGCCCTACCAACAATGACATTCGAAGCGTGGACCAAAGCGTGGTTGAAGAAAGTCGAGAAACAAGGGTTAAGCCCAAACACCGTCCGCTCCTACACCAGTATTATGCGACGCCACGTGAACCCAGCCATCGGCATGTACGAAATCAGAGACATCCGCGCAGACGAAATCAGAGCGTTGAAACGCCGCGTTGAAGGTTACGCTGCGCCCGGCACGGTCCACAACATCATGCTCGCCACCAGTGCTGCGTTCTCCAGCGCGGTGCAAGACGGCATTATCGACACTAACCCCGTCCAGGCGGTGCCGGGCGTTTACGCGAAGCCACGAAGTACACGCCAACCCGTCGCAATCACAGCCGAACAGCTTAGGAAGTTGATTGACGCGGCTGAACCGTACTATAAGGCCGCGTTCACCTTAGCCGGGTGGGGAGCTTTACGTTACGGCGAGGTCGCGGCCCTGAGACGTAAAGACATTAACCGCGAACAAGGAAGCGTCACAATTTCGCGTGCAGTAGCCCGGGAACAAGGCGGCAAGTTAATAGTGAAACCCCCAAAAAGCAAGGCAGGTAAACGAACGATCAAGCTGCCCCCTTGGGCCATGGAAACCTTAGAGTGGCACCTCGACAACCTCACGCCGCCGGGTAGGGACGCGTTGGTGTTTAACCGCGTTGGCAAACCAGGCATGTTTATTACGGACAAGATGTTGCGTAAGGAGTTGGACCGCGCTTGCCAGGCATCGGGCCTTCCTCGCCTGCGTTTCCACGACCTACGCCATACGGGCCTAACGTTGTACGGACAGGCAGGTGCGACGCTCGCGGACCTGATGAACCGCGCGGGCCATGCGGACGCTAAAACGGTGATGATTTACCAGCATTCCTCACTACAACGCGACGCGGAACTCGCCAACCGCATGGGGTGAGCCTGCGCCTGCCACGCCCGGACAACCCACAATGGGAGGTCGAGTTCTTTAGCTATCGCACCCGCATGCGGGCCATACAGGCGTTCTGCTTCCGCATACTCGGACGGGGAAACCAATAGGCGCGCGGCCATCCTGTCAACCCTCGCCTCCACACTATCCGGTTGCGGCCCCTCATGGTTATGCAAAGCATGCATAAGCTCGTGTGCAAGCGTGCCTACTGTATGCGCTGTGGTGAGTTGACTGCTAACAGTTATGGAGCACTTGGAGTGCGTGTAATACCCCTTCAAATCAGGCCGCAGGGGCTTATAAATGATTGTGATTCCTGCGGCGTGGGCTAGTCCTTCCAGCCATTCAAGTCGCTTGTCAGTCATGTTCCTATTCATACCGCAGGGCACGGACACGACGCTCTACGGGTCGAGTTGTGTCAGCTCATCCTCGTCACCATGCTGGGAAAAGTCGTGACGTTCATCATCGAGCGCAGCGCTAATAAGCTCCTCCTCCTCGTCTTCACCATCGTAGACAGTAAAGGAATCCGCGCTTAGTTGTTCCCTTATCTGGGCTTTTCGAGTGTCATCCCAAGCACGATTCACAATTTCAGCAGGATCAGCATTAATAACCCTGCAGACTCTTCCTAAAAAGTCGATAGGAATAGTCCTGTTGTTATTTAAGTAATGATTGACCTGGGCTCCAGTTGTGTTCAGTAGTCGAGCTAGATTGCGTTGACTTACCCCTGCGTATTCAACTTCGGCTTTCAGACGCGCAGCCGCGTACTCATTGAATTTCACTCCAACTGTTTTGATGTCCATTGCCCTCACCGTTTCCTAGACTTCTATCATCTCACTGTTACCCATTTGGATAATCATTGTGTGACCTAACTCACGTATATTCATATTGTTATCCACTTGAATAACGTTGATGTAGTTGTTACGTTATTCATATGGATAACGCAGAGACCAACAAGCAGGTCACCACAAACATTGAAAACGCAATGGAGCAACGACACATGTCCATGCTCCAAGTCGCCACAGACGCGGCAATCCCCTACACGACACTCCACCGAAAAATGAAGGGTGTAGGGAGCTTCTCCCTAGACGAACTCGCACGAATCGCGATAGCCCTCGAAGTCTCACCAGGCGCGCTAATCCCCGCCCCATTCAAAGCAGAAACAGGACAAGCATCATGACCGTTAAAGGACTCGACGACCAGCTCACATGCTTCTACCACAATGCGCACAACACGTGGCGAGAAGCCACAATCGAGCAGCGGCCACTAAAAGACTACGAAATCAACGACATCGCCAGCACCATCCGCGCATACGTTGAAACAGCCTTGGAAACCCTCCAGGAAGCACGCGAACTCGCATCCTGCCTAGAAATCAAACTCGACGAGCACGACCACGAACTAACCGACGCAGCCCACGACGCAGCGCACTGGATCGACAGTGCGGCAGACGGATTCACCTTCCTGGAAATCCTCGGAACCATCGACCAGGAAATCGTCGAAAGACTGAACACCTATGAGTACCCCGCTTGAAGAGAAAGCTTTCCTAACCGTCGAAGACGTAGCCCAGCTAATGAACGTCTCGAAAACCACGGTAAACGACTGGCTCGCAGACCGCTCCTTACGAGCCTTCCGCAAAGAACGAACCGTCCGTATCAGCCGCAAAGCCTTCAACGAATTCATCGACAACCACCCCTGGTAAAGGCCCCACCATGACCAACGAATTCTCCGCCCTCTACGACCTTCTACCCACAAATAAGAAAGCAGCGCAAGAGCAGTATCCAAAAACACGCCAAATCCGAAACCTAACAAAATTCAGATTCAACCCAGTCGTGAGAGCAGAAGTAGAACGCGCACACAGCCAAGGCATACAAGGATATTTCACGGCACACCCGCAGCACCCCGACCGCGCGGTCTACACCATCACCTATATCGAACCCGACGGACCCAAACGAGTCGCGAAAGCAGACGAATTATGGCACGGAATATTCGAAGACAACGAGCCCGCTAAAAACAGGCACTACGTGTCAATCACGCGCACAACCATGGACCACCCGCACAACGACTACATGGCCGCCTACAAGGAGCCAGTCATCGACAGGGCACCCCACTACCTTCGCATCCTAATCCTCGAGGAGAAACCATAAATGACCACTAATCCGCTAGTAATCGCAGCACTAGTCCTGTGCTTCCTCACCGCAGTCGGCTTCGTCGCCCTCAACGTGTACGTCGACAGGCGCACACGGAAAATGCGCGACGCACTCGGGAAGGAGCCCCAACATGCAGCCAAGAAATAAAAAACTAATCACCTTCGGTGTCGCATCCATTCTCATCGGCTTCGTGATGCTTTTCTGCACATCCTACGACCCCAACAGCGCGTGGGCCGGATACGCATTGGCAAGCACCCTCGGAGGCCTAGCCATCACATCAATAGGAATCAACGACGAAACCAAACAAGCCCGTAAACAACAAGCGCAACGCCATCATCCAGCAGGCACAACGCCATCATCCAGCAGGCACAAAACACAACCAGCAAGGAGCAACCAGTGAACCAGCCAAACAAAACCGCAGCAATCATCACCCAAATTTTGGATAACCGACACCAAATCGCCAGCCTGGAACAACAAAACGCTGAACTAGAAGACCACCTACTAAAAACGCATGAGCCAGGCAACTACGCGGCAGGCGACTACACGTTAACAATCACAAAACCAAGCCGACGGTTAAACACGCGGAAACTCGCAGCAGACTTCCCAGCCATGCAATACCCACAACTCTACAAACAAGCCATCGACAGCAAAAAAGTTAAGGAATCATTCGCAGTCGACTACCTAGAAGCCCGGGACTACTACACGACTGGTAAAAGCCAGGTGCGCATCAAATGAGCAACACACAAAAAACGTCCTTCACACCCACACCATTCCACAAAGTCCAGCCAGGAACACTAATCCTCACCAAAAGCGCGGACTGTGATGGTGTCACCGTCTACAGGAAAGGAATAGCCGCAAAACGCGAAAACAAATTCGGAACCCCCCGCATCACTAACCACTACAACCGCATCCTCGCAGACCAAAACACTCCAATCTGGACAATTCTAGAAGACCCACTCCCATGACCACCTACACGCACACGAAAAAATTCAACCCCCAGGCTGACGCGGGCACCGCGTTAGAAGAAATCA